AGCTTGGCGGCCTTCTTCGCGTCTTCATAGAAGATCTCGTAGAAGTCGCCCATGCGGTAGAACATCAACTGGTCAGGGTGCTGGTTCTTCAGGCGCCAGTATTGCTGCATCATCGGCGTGTGACTGGATAAGTCAGAAATTGCTTTATTCATCAATGGCTTAGAGTGATTCTGGTAAAAGTGTGGGGCAGAAATGGGGCAAAACGCCAATCAGGCTTAACCGAATTTCTACCGAGTGGAGCGAGGTTATCATAGGGGGGTGGTGGAAAAAGCCAGTCAAGGCTATTTTGAGAGGGGCGCCATCACCTAGCCATCGCCTTAAGGCCAGAGCAAAAAATGAAAAGTGAATTTCCGGGATTTTTTTCTAGTGCGATTGATGATATCGACACAATGTGGGACGAATGTATTTTTGTTCTAGATGCTAACGTTTTACTAAATCTTTATCGATATTCAGACTTCACTTGTGAAAAATTACTTGGGGTGTTTGAGGCGTTGGGGGAGCGGCTTTGGATCCCTCATCAGGTGGCGCTCGAGTATTTGAATAACCGACTAACCGTTATAGGTGAGCAGGGGAAAATATACGATGACGCGGTTAAGAAGGTCGAAGCCCTTAAGAAAAGTTTAGAGAGCCATAATCAGCATCCATTTGTTAGTGAGGGTACCCTCAATGAAAGCGCAGCATTGTTTGGTCGGCTGATATCCGAGTTGATTGATAATAAGCGTGTTCATGATAAAAGGATCACCTCGGATGAGATTAAGGATAAGCTCGGGATTCTGTTCGATGGGCAGGTTGGCCAGGCTTTTAGTCGTGAGCGTTTGGAGCAGGTATTGAAGGATGGCCAACATAGATACGAGCAAAAAACTCCTCCAGGATTCTGCGATATCAAAAAAACTTCTGACTCGATTATTTTTGATGAGCGGCTCAGGCCGTATGGTGACTATATAGTTTGGCTGCAGATTTTGGATAAAGCTAAGGCTGATCAAAAGCCAGTTATTTTTGTGACGGGTGATTCGAAGGAGGATTGGTGGTCCTCTTTTCAAGGAAAGACTCTTGGGCCACAGCCTAAGCTTATAGAGGAGTTCCTGTCAGTTGTCGGCACGGATTTTTATATGTATTCACCTGATCGCTTCTTGGAAAGGGCTAGTGAGTATCTGAATCAAGATGACTCTGAAGAGGCCGTTAAAGAGATTCGAGATATTCGCGTAGACGATCAAGAAAATATGTTGTTTGATATTGCTTTAAGTTCTAATTGGCCAAAAACACCTGCTAAGTATTCCTTTAGTACAGCGTTGGCGGGTTGGGTGAAAGATAAGGAAGACGGTATCTGGACTAGGGAAGAAGAACTTCGCCGGTCTTTGCATGAGGTGCGAAAGGAACTTGATTCGATGCACGGGCTTCATGCTAAGTTGATTTCCATGAATATTGATCGTGAGACAGTTGGTTTTAAAAGAAGCCTTGAGGCTATTAGAAGATTAAATATTATGGTTGCTGATTTGGAAAGCGAGCTCGAGGCGGTTCGCCGTGAACGTATATCATTGTCCGCGGCGGATGTTGCAAGTGCGTCGAATGACCTTTTTACAAAAGAGGATTAGGTTTGATTTGTTGTTGTAATGCGGTCCAGATACTCTGTAGTTCTGAAGGGGATTCGTCATCCATCCATTTGGCGTAGACTTCAACTAACATGGTGAAGTCTTTATGGCCCATTTGCTTTGCAATAAATGCAAGGTTTCCCCGAGCAGTCAGGCACCAACAAGCATAGGTATGTCGCGTTTGGTATGGCCGACGTGGGCGGATCCCCGAGCGCCTTTGGATAGATGCCCATTTTGTGTTCCATGATGTAGGAACGTACCAATGATTGATGATTTTCTTTGTAGCTTGCGTTGTGGGGGATAGCAGCGGCGTTACTTTCTCGGTGCGGCTTTCATGGCGATTCATGTACACCTCGATCTGCCGAGGTTCATGGTCAGCAACCAGTTCCATCAGGGTTTGACAGGCCTCGACTGCCGGTGGCATCAGTAGGACAGAGCGAGGCTTGCCGGTCTTAGGCACTTTGAAAGTGCTGTCTGCGGTAATTGCCCTTGTGATGTTGATCTGTCCTGTGATCAGGTCTACGTCCTCTACTGCCAATGCGCACAACTCACCCGGGCGAAGACCGGTGTAGACCGCTAGTGTGATAGCCGCCGTGTCCTGCGGGTGTAGGCAACCCTTGCTAAGCAACTGTTCGAACTCTGCTTTGGTCAGAGGGTCAGGCTCGCGGTCGGTCATCGCGAATCGTATGCAGGCGGCTGACAGACCCTTTCGGCAGTAGCTGTTGTTTTCACACCATGCCAGAAAGCCGGCAAACGTCGCTAAGTAGTGGTTCGCGGTGGAAGGAGCTCGATCGGCAATCAGTTGCGTTCTAAGCCGTTGAATGTCTTCGGGCAGAAGAATGCCAGCCAAACGGTCTGGCCCAAGCAGTTCTGTACAAATGTCGAGCGCATAGCCGTATTTCTCCTCGGTCATCGGCGTGAGGTCGACGGCCTTCAACGGTTTGTAGCGGGCCATCAGTGCTGCCAAGCGCTCATCCTTCACATTGCTATAGCTGATCGCATTTTTCGAGTTGGGAAAGTGGCGGCTGTAATCGAAGCGACCCGTCTTGATTTCATGAGTGATTGCCGCCCTAAGTAGGGCGGCGTGCTTGATATTGGCTTTGGTTAGCGGAAGGCCAAGAGATTCGCGGCATCGGATTCGACGCCACATGAACACGACACGAATGTTGCCACCGTGAACCTCAATCCCTTTATGTTTGGCCAGCTCGGCTTCTAGGCCGCTTCCTGCGGTGCGCTCTCGGCCCACTTGTCATACTCCGTCATATTGATTGCGATGCGACCATCTGGTGTCTTGCGCCAGATACGGCCTTGTGCCCAGGTGCCGTTCTTCACTTTGTGGCGTATGGCGTCTTCGCTGTAACCGGTGAGTTCGGATGCGCGATTAATCATTACCCAGCGGGGAAGGCTCATTGGCGTTGCTCACAAGTACGGAGGGTAATAACCCGGTTTATTTTTGTACTTTTTTGGTGGTTATACCCCACGACAGGCTGCGCGAGCGGGCGAGTCTGAGCGATTAGCGTTGCATCAGGTATGGCTGCCTCGCGCAGCTTTTCGTGGGGTATAAGTGCCACGGCAGTGGTGCTGAGAGGATCGATAATGCCTGCTGCTGCGCAGCAGAGGCTCTTTGTTTCTTGGGCGTCGACGCCAGTGGCATTGCAGAGCAAAGCGGTCGATTCTTGGGGGGCATGCAGTTCCAGCTTCATGCCGCTTTCCTCCGATGCTCGGTAGCAAGTTGGTCCGTCAACCGCGGGTCGTGGGTGATTCATGCTGCTTGCTCCTGAACTACCCACTCATTTGATTGACCACTTTGTGGCTGGAGTCGAGAGGCTAAGTTGACGCATTCCAAAGCTGCCCCGCGTGCCTCGGCGGCTTTTGCGCTTGCGCCCAAAGCATCAAATGTCTCGGCGGCCAGGGTCAGTACGCCCGCCATTCGATTCAGCGTTTTAAAGTCAGCGGTATCCATCCTCAGTGCGAGCGTGATTGAACCGTTGAGCTCGGATAGCTCCTTTTGGAGCTGCTCAATCTTGATTGCAGAATCCAGCCTTTGAGCGAACAGCTGCCGGTTCGCGGCTGCCAGTTCTTCCCCCGCCTTAGCGAGACAATTACTCATGGTCATGGCCGTGTGTTCGGTGGCCCGTTCAAAGCCTTGCTTTAACCAGCTTCGACGAAGTGAAAGAACGAATGGGATAACGAGCAAAAGCGCGGCCATGAAACCGATGATGAGTGTCTGTTGAGGGGTTGGCATGTGGTGTGCTCCTGGTGGTTTTGCTGGGCCGGTGGTGGCGGCCGTTTGTTTGTAGGGGTTACTCGGTTGCTTCGTTATGCGGTCGCAGCATTTCTTCGTCAGCCCTGTAGGCGCGGATATCGATCAGCGAGGCGACGTGTCGAATGTGTGCGTATTTCGGGGCCTTGCGGCTATTATCCAGCGTCGTAATTGGCAGTTGGATTCGGCCGTTGTTAATCTCAGCCACAAACGATTGCTCGTTGAGGTTGCGAAAATACTGTTCGCGCACTTTTTCCAAAGGGATAAGCACGTCACCGAAGATGCGATAGAGCAGCTCCACGGTTGCCGTCTCGGGCGCTGGTTGCAGTCGTAGTGGGGTCTGAGCCGTGTTAGTCATTGGTTTGCTGAGCCTCCTTGCGTTGGGTTTTTGCTGGGTGGTTCCAGGCGTTCAGGCAATGTCGTTTAGTTAATTCCCGCAGATGTTCAGGCACTTCGAGGAGCGCAGCGTTGCGCTCCTCGCGAGTGCGCAGGGCAATGATCTGTCGGGCGTACTCCCTAGGCCACGTCACGGTTGTCGGCCGGAGTGGCAGGCAGTTCGAGCCCCAGCTGCTCGGCCAGCCAGCGCATGCCGGCTTGCCGAACTTTGGTCGATTGGCTGTATTGCATACCGGCGGTTTCGTGATACCAGCTGCCGTCCTTAACCCGCAGATATTCGCGGTCGCGAACCGGGAATGCCGGCAGGTTGCGGGAGTTGAGAAGGCCTTTCTCGTGCATGAGCGCGATCAGTTTGGGGCGGGTGAGGCCGAAGTACTTGGCGGCTTTTTCAAGACTACGTTCCATCTTGGCCTCCTAGGCCGCATGCGCGGCGGGAGTCGCCACGGCAGCCAGGTGGTTAATGGATTCGGCCACTTGCACGTAGATCTCGGCATCGGTTCCGCACACGGTGAAACACTTGGTACGTGGACGTTTAACCCCGATGCTCATGATGGTGGTTACGCCAGGGCGCGTTTGTGTGCGATGGATCGCGACGTGGATGGGGAGTTCGAAACCCATATCGAGGCTCAGAGCGCCGCCGGTCCGCACGAGTTCGAACACTCTCTGTCTGTTTTCAACATCAAACCGGGCATATTGCCGGCTTGCGTGCGGGAGGTTTTGTAGATCGGTGGGGTTGCTAGGATCAATCGGGCCGTTGGCAATCTCTTCGATAAAGTCGGCCAGTTTGAGGTGCATCTTTTTTTCGTTTTGCATGGTCAGCGTGTGGCGCTCGCGGCCGAGTTCCACGGTGAAGAGGGTGTCAGTGGTGTTGCGTTCAACCCTCAGGCGAAATGTCAGCGCTTCGCGTTGTGGCGAAGATCGTAGGGTGTGATTGAAGGTCTCGCTCAGGTTGACCTGGGCGTGCAGCAGTTGCAGGGTGCGGTTGTCGAGTTTGAACTTGCTCATGCTGCATATCCTCCGCCATTCGGATCGAACGGCGCGGGTGTTACGCGAGCTTTCGGCTTTGATTTGGTGGCGACAAACGCGCAGCCGCATTCGCGGGCCAGGCGTCGAATTTCGAAGATGTGGAATGGGTTAGCAGCGGCCGGATGGACGTGCAAGGTGGCGGTGGTGTGCATGGTGTTGCCTCGCTCTGTGGTGGAAGAGTGAGGCGAATATCAACTACAGGTTGATTTATGTCAACTGTCGATTGATTTATAAGCTTGGCGGGCTTTTGGGAGAGTGCCGAATCATTCGGGCATGAACGCCCCAACGACTTTTCCGCAAATGTGAGTTTCTTCTGTAATGTCAATAATGGGGTATTGCGGGTTTATCGGTCTCAAATATTGGCGGCCGGCGTCAGCTACCAAAACCTTGAACGTCACTTCATTTGTGCGAGGAACCCTAGCGATAACTCTATCTCCAGTGTGTGTTTCGACCTCGGGATCAACGAAGATGATGCAACCGGCTGGGTAGCTTCGCCCGGGTCCTGGATTCGTCATTGAGTCGCCTAAAACTTTCAAGGCGTAGCCACATTCACTGATGGGTACCGGGCAAGAAAGCCAGCTGTCCGCGTGATAGGGCTCAAAATTTGAGATCGCCTCGTTCCAGGCTCCTGCTTGCACCCATGAAATCAAAGGTACCTTCCCGAAGCGTTCAAGCATTCCACTGACATTGCTCTGCTCCCCTACCCGAAGCTGATGTACGTTCCCTGTACCCTCTTGCTCCTTGGGGAGTACGCCATATTCCAACCATTCGCGGCGCACTTTTAGCCAAGAGCAAAGCGCAGTCATGCTATCGGCTTCCGCTATCGCTTCGCCGTTCAGCCATTTGCTGATCGCTTGAGTCGTTTTTTCTACACCGACAAATTTCAGTTGTTTGTGTATGTCCACCCCTCGTCCTCGGCTACGAACGCCGGCATCGTCTAGGGCTTCATGTAAGCGCTTGCTGAAAGCTGCGCGTAATTCGCTTTTATCAACCATAGGTTGAGGGTTACATGAATCTTGCGCAAAAGTCAGTTGATCTATAATATCAACTCCGAGTTGATAAATGGAGGTTGCCATGCTGCAGCCCACTGATTTTCCGAACGCTGTTGCGTTCGCTTTCGAAGCTGTTGGAGGTATCGGTGCTGCTGCAAAGGCTTGCGGAAGAAGCTATCAAGCATTGAACAAATGGCGCTTAGCGGGGTGTTTGCCTCGCACTGAATATACCGGCGAAACCAACTACGCACAGCGTTTAGCGATCGCTGCTGGGCAGAACGGAAACCCGTTCGAGGCGTCCTGGTTGCTTGAAGCGGCGGCCCCCCAGAAACCGAAACTCATTTAGAAAAAAGGCGACCCTCGGGCCGCCCAGTTTCTCCCGGTACACACCACCACAGTGCTATCGGGTCGCAGTAAAGGTAGGCGGGCACACCACATGCAAAACCGCTCATCTTTAACGCGCTACCAAGGCACGGATGTCTTGGGTTGCTGCTTTTTCCACCACAGATAGAGCAGCTGTTGCGCCAGAGGTAAACGACGGATCGTTTGCCTCGGCACGGTGCCGGTACCGATCTTGAGGATCTAGCCGGCTTTTGGGCCCTTTCAAGCCACGCGGCAAATGTATCACCACTGCATGTCGCGCGGCACTGGCAACTTTTAAGGATTAATGCCATGAGCCGAATCGCATTGAGTTCTGTTGAGCGGGCGCAGCGGGAAGTCCTGCCGCTCGACCTCGCGCTTTATCATGCCGCACGGGATTACCCAGGCGGCGCTGCTGCCATCGCTGCCACTACCGGCAGAAACGCCACCACGCTGCAGCACAAACTTTCCCCAACCCATCCCAGTCACACCGTAAATATTCAAGAGTTCGGCGAGATCCTGGAGCTGACGAAGGATCGCCGCATCCTCGATGCGGTGCATGCACTGGTTGGTGATACGACATGGCAAGAACTGGCCGAGGCGTACACCAACGATATGCCAGAGACGCTGACCACTGGTATTGCTGAATACTTTCGGCAGGTCGCGGATTTGGCCGATACCTGGGCCAAGAGTATCGGCGATGGGGTCGTGTCCGATGAGGAACTTGCCGCAATACGCCTGCAGGTGTTTCGCGGTATTCAGGGGTTGCTGGGAATGTTCAACCGCGCCACGTATGTCAACCAGACAACACGGGGTGCTGATCGTGGCTGATATTGCTGATTTCGCTAACGACCTGGTGCAAGAGCGTCTTGATCAAGCTCTCGCCGTACGCAACGCTGCCAAGTCCGTGTTGGCAGTTCATTCTTCCCTATTCTGCGTGAGCTGCGACGATCCGATTCCAGAGGCACGCCGACTTGCTCTGCAGGGTTGCGATCTATGTGTGCCTTGCCAATCCGTCGTCGAGTCGAGAGAGGCCCGCCATGCTCGATGAGGTATTAGGACAATTCGCAGACTACGGCCTCGAACCCGAGCAACCGCTGGTGTTCGGCAAACTGACCCGCTGCAAAACTTCCCAGGACAAGGGCAAAGAAAAAAACGGCTGGTATGTGGTCCATGAGCACCGCACCGAAAAAAATGAAACGCTCATCTTTGGCAGTTTCGGGGACTGGCGGTCCGGTGAGACTCAAAAAGTTAAGGTCAAGGCCGGACGAATGACTCCCGAAGAACGCGAAGTCATGCGCGTACGACAGGAAGACGCCAAGCGTAAGGCTTCCGAGGTCGCGGCCAATGCCGCACGTCGAGCAGCCAATCGGGCTGCCGGTCTTTTCAAGCGCATGCCCGAGAAGGGGAAGAGCGCGTATCTGGATCGAAAACAGATCGTCGGCTTCAAGGTTCGCTATGCGCCACGTACCGGCGCATTTTTGGTGCCTATGTGCAACGTGCGCGACCAGATCGTCGGCCTGCAGGTGATCTTTCCGGAGAAGGAAGAAGACACTGGGCGCGATAAAGCCTACTGGCCTTACGGCATGTCGAAAGAGGGTTCTTTTCATCTGATCGGCCCGCATCCGGAACCAGGTGAGCCGGTGCTGGTGTGTGAAGGTTACGCCACGGGCGCTAGCTTGCACATGGCGACCTCGCTCACGGTCGCTATTGCGTTCGATGCCGGCAACTTGCTGGCGGTATCCAAGGCCATGCGCGAGCGTTTCCCCGGTTGCCCGCTGATTATCTGCCGGGACGATGACTGGAAAACCAAACGGCCCAATGGCGAGTTTTGGAACCCGGGTGAAGAAAAAGCCAACAACGCCGCATTGATCGTTGGAGGCCAGGTGGTAGCGCCGGTCTTTTCAGGCGAGCGCGAAATCAAGTGGACCGACTTCAACGATCTGCACATTGCTGAAGGTTTGGAGTCTGTCCGCCGCCAGGTACTTGCGGTGGTCAAGCCTCCTGCTGCTGGTGGCTGGAAGGATATGTTTGCCCGTACTGAAAATGGCTCTTTAATCGCACATATGCAGAACGTTGAGCTGATTCTGGGCAACGATGAGCGCTGGGCTGGTGTGATTGGCTTCAGTTCCTTCAGTTCCAAGATCGTCAAACTACGCGTGCCTCCATACGGCGGCACCCTGGGCGAGTGGGCTGACATTGATGATATGCGGGTGATGAAGTGGCTTGCGCAGCAGTACAACCTGCGAGTTAAAACCTCTCATGTGATCGAGGCTGTCAGCGTGGTAGCTCACGACAACTCCTTTCATCCAGTTTGTAAGTACTTGGAGGGGCTGGAATGGGACCGTGTGCCGCGCCTCGATACCTGGTTGACCGACATACTGGGTGTAGAGCTAAGCGACTATAGCCGTAAGGTTGGTAAACGTTGGATGGTGTCGGCGGTAGGTCGGGTGATGTCGCCGGGCTGCAAAGCAGATTCGGTGATGATTCTTGAGGGCGCCCAAGGCGCCGGTAAATCCACAGCGCTGGGCATCCTGGGTGGCGAATGGTTTATGGATACTCCTTTCACCCTCGGTGACAAGGAGGCGTTTCAGGCCATTCGCGGCAAGTGGATCATTGAATTGGGGGAGCTGGACAGCTTCAACAAAGCCGAGTCGACCAAGGCCAAGCAGTTTTTCTCGGCCTCCACCGACACTTACCGCGAAAGCTATGGCCGCAGATCTATGGACGTGCCACGCCAGTGTGTGTTCGCCGGTACCACGAACCAGGACGAATACCTCAAGGATGCCACGGGTAACCGTCGCTATTGGCCGGTGGCGTGTACCAAGGTTGACCTGGAGCAACTTCGAGAGATCCGCGACCAGCTCTGGGCAGAAGCGATGTTTTGCTATGAGGCTGGTGATATCTGGTGGGTCATCCGGGAAGAGGCGCCGCTGTTTGCCCAGGCTCAAGAGGAGCGATTTGTAGTCGATGAGTGGGAAGGTCCAATCCTCTCTTGGCTGGAAGAGTCTCAGATCGGCGAGACCGCCACGGGCAGCGAAATACTCTCCGGTGCGTTGAAGCTGGATTTCGGCCATTGGGGCAAGCCTGAGCAAATGCGGGTTGGAGCAATCATGCACAGGCTGGGGTGGCGCAAGGTCCGGCAACCGGCACTGCCCAAGAGCGGCGTTCGGCCTTGGGCGTACAAGAAGCCCGAGGGCTGGGGAAGGGTATCTGCTCTTGTGCAGGAGAAATTCGAGGAGCCGTGTTTTGATTAAAGAGATCGATGCACGCCTGCAGACGTGGGCTCAGGAGCTGCACAGCGACTTCACCAAGGGCGGACTCGCTGGGGGAAACATGGTCGCCATGATGATGGAAAGTAATGGACAGTTGATTCGTGGGCGGCGGGCGTTTCGGGCACCGCTGGAGGGCTCGCTGGACATTGAGCTGATAGTGACTAAGCATCTCGAACCGTTGCATGAACAGGTCGTCCGTGAGCACTACTGCAATTACGACACCGGCATGCGCCTTAGATATGCCAATTGTGGCTGTGGTCGCGATACCTACTATCAGCGTCTGCACGAAGCACACCTGCACATCTATAGCCTGCTGCTGGGGAAGGCTGCATGACTCCTGGAGTTACTCCGTCCGCGTTTGTCCTACTGTCCGGCATTGTCCGACTGCCATTTAACGCAGTCAGACAAGTGCAGGCCCCGCAATTGCTGGGCTGTCCTACTGTCCAACCTTTGCCCGCACCATGCACACGTGAGCATAGCGGGCACGTAATCGCGCCCATGGCGCGCATGCGTGCTTTTAGCTTTCTCTCTATACACAAGGAAAAGTTAGATAAAGTAGGACAGTAGGGCAGAGCCCCGAATTTAGGGGGCTGTAGCTGTCCTACTTCGACTCTGAATAGTGGGACAGGTAGGACGGGACAACAAAAGCGATAGCCGGGATGTTGTATTCGCCGACATTCGCTAGACGTTCACCCTGCGTTACCCACTTATTCACCGGGTGGCATTAAAGTGGGGTTGCTGCCACCGGAATCCACCTGTAAAAAGTACCCATCTTCGATAGGTGCGACCGCAGAGAGCGGCAGACACCACACACCAAACCCGGCCATTGCGCCGGGTTTTTGCGTTTATGGAGTAGGGCGATGACGAACGAGCAGCAAGCGCTGGCAGAGATGCCGATTTGGTTAGTGATCGTCCTGGCCCTGGTCGGTGGCGTATCCGGTGAGATGTGGCGAGCCGACAAGGATGGGGCGCGTGGCTGGACGTTGCTACGGCGTCTCGCGCTTCGGTCGGGTGCCTGTATTGTCTGCGGGGTGTCGGCGATGATGCTGATGATAGGCGCGGGCATGACGATCTGGACAGCCGGCAGCATTGGTTGCCTGACCGCGATGGCTGGAGCCGATGTTGCCATCGGCCTCTACGAACGCTGGGCAGCCAGGCGGCTGGGCGTTGCCGAAGTGCCCCCAGCGAGTGGCGAACAGGGGTGATGCACTGGGGCGGGGCGGCGAAAATCGCCGGGGACCCTGGGGTTATTCGAGGGGTACGGGGTCGGAAACCCGCGGGAAAGTGTTAGCGGACAGTTCACCAGCTTAGTGAACTGAGGTGAACAGGTGAACCCCCCGAATTCATTAGGTGAACAGGACATTCCATCATGACGGTGATCAGCAAAACGGAGTTTGCCGCACGGCGTGGCTGGGCCAAATCGT